TTAGTGCATTCCCAAGTGCTAGGATGAATGACGACCAAGTGGACAGCGTGAGCCAAGCGCTCACTTATATGGCGCACACAAGCAACTATAAACTAGGGTTCATCTAATGGGGTTCTTCGATAGGTTCAAGGAAAAGCCCAAGGGCTTGATAAGTGCTCCTTTTGTCTCGAAAAAATCATTTTTCCAAACAGTTGCGAATAGTGTTTTCGGTGCTAGTGGAAAGACCCAAGGCTTTGATAACTTAGCAACCGAGGGTTACTCAAAAAACCCTTTCCTTTTTGCTTGTGTTGATCTAAGAGCAACAAGCTTCGCCAATTTGCCTTTTAAGATCACTATGGTCGGTGGCAGGGAAGTGGAGCAGCATGACTTATTTAATTTGCTTGACAGCGCTGTTTACAATAACGAAAAAATAAGCCGTTTTGATTTTCTATACTCTTTAAGCGTTTTCCTAGACTTAGCAGGAGAAGCATTCATTTGGGGCGATGATGCGAAGAAGCCCAATGAGCTTGTCCTTTTGAGCCCTGCAGACGTGGCTGTCAAGGTCATTGATGGCAAGGTCATTTATGAAGTGGGCAATCGCAAGATCGACCGTGAGGCCGAGCTATTCATTCATTATAAATTTTTTAATCCGAGTGATAAAGTGCGTGGGTTAGCACCAGCATCACCGAGTGCTCTGAGCCTGGACACTAACAACGCTGGTCGTATTTTTAATGCAACTCTCATGGAAAAGCACACTAAAATTGATGGTGTGATCGTAGGCACACAGGGCGACTTCGATGCAGAGACAAAAGATCAGTTCAAGCAAGATTTTAGGCAAAAAGCATCCGGTGTTTTCAATGCTGGCGAAATTCTTTTTATGAGTGACGGAATAGATTATAAACCGATGGACATTAAGCCGGCCGATATGGAATGGTCGCAGGCAATGATAAATAGCGGGATGGAAATAGCACTCGCTTTTGGTGTGCCTGTTGAGCTCCTAGGAACAGGGCGCAACACATACGAAAATGTAAAAGAGGCAAACCTCGGATTTTTCCATCGTGTAGTTATCCCCAATGGTGAGAAATTCGCAAGGATGCTGACGACCAAGCTTCTGTTTGGTGAGAAGATAAACATTGACCTTGAGGGGATCGAGCCGATCCAACGAGCAAGGCAGGAAGCAAAGCAAAAGGAACTGACTGCAAAGTCAACACATGCAGCGCAATTGTATCAAACAGGCATAATCACCCAGAATGAAGCAAGGGAAGCGCTGGGGCTTGAAGGTCTGGGAGGCGGTGACACGGTCAAGCCTAGTTTTATGATGGGCAAAGAACCGCAGGATCATAAAGCTGTCATGGAGCCTCATAAGATCAGGAGCAGGGTCTTTAGGCAGCGTGAGCAGGAGAGCATGGGGTTATTCAACAAGGTGGCCAAGGAGTTCAGGCAACAAAGGCGTGATGTTATTAAGGCATATGAAGCGTCCAAGGGTGACGTGGGACTATTCCAGCAGATTTGGAGTAGGGATGCAGCCGACCGGATTGAAAGCCTATCCGTTGTTCTGAATAAGACCAAAAGAAACATTGTGGATCGTGTCGGGCTGGCACAATTGCAAGAATTGCATAAGTGCTATGGGGCTAGGAACATCAAGCAAAATGAGGTTGAGTTCATGTTTGATGCTTTTACAGAAAGTGTAGGCAATTGGATTGTTAGCGATACTGCCAGAAAAGTTGCAAAAATTGATAGTACAACTCAAAGGCAAATCGGGCAGATCGTTCAAAATGGCATTGATGAAGGGTCAAGCATCGTTGAAGTTGCCGAAGATATTGACGGATTGTTTCTAGAGCAGATCATTCCTAATAGGTCAATGGTCATTGCTAGGACTGAAGTATTGCCCGCCATTAACTTTGGAATAGTTGAAGCGGGGAAACAGTCCGGGCTGGCTCTGAACAAGCTCTGGATGGCTACTCCGGATGATAGAACCAGGGACACTCATAGTGCAATGGATGGTGCTGTCGTGGGTCTTAATGATAATTTCAACATTGATGGCGAGCTCTTAGGGTTCCCGGCAGATGGAAGCCTGGGCGCTAGTGCTGAAAATGTCATACAATGCAGGTGTGCAGTTGCGTTTGTGGAGGCAAAAAAATGATCGTTAAAAGTTTTGAGTTAAAGGCTGATGAGCAAGTTTTAGACACGGGCATTTTCGAGGGCTATGCAAGCATCTTTGGAAATGTTGATAGAGTTGGGGATGTGGTGCTTGCCGGTGCATTCAAGGACACTATTAGGGCAAACAATGGCTATATCAAGTTACAATATAATCACAAGGACACAATTGGCATTGCTACCATTACCGAGGACGAAAAGGGACTAAAGGTCAAGGCAAGCGTCAACCTGGACGTTCAAAAAGGGCGTGAGGTTCTGAGCCTAATTAAACAAGGGGCTATTAGTAAAATGTCCTTTGCATACGATGTGCTAGAAGAGGTGCAAGCAGTTGTTGATGGAAAACAAATTTTTAAACTAAAAGAGTTAAAAATTTACGAAGTTTCGGCCGTAGACTTTCCCGCCAATGAGGCGGCAGAAATTATGGCAGTCAAATCCGACAGACTAAGGCGGTGTCAATCTAGTGTGATTGACTTAACACTCAATCCGCTCGAAGGTCTACAATCATACGTTTCGTCTTTAGGAGGACTGAAAAAATGACTGATAACACAAAACAATTGATTGATGAGCAAAACAGGCTCTGGAAGCAAGCACAGGATGCTAACGAGAGGCATCTTGAAGCAGACAAGAAGTTCAAATCTGACTTCACCGAGAAGTGGGACAAAATGAATGGCAAGCTTGACGAGCTTGACGATAAATACAAAAAAGCAGTAAGGTTGCAAGCTAGTCCTAGCGTCTCAAAAGATGATGTGAAGCAAGAGTATAAAGGCTTGTTCCTTGAGTATTTACAAAAAGGAAGATCAGACTTTGAGCCGGAGAAAAAGGCAAGAATTGCTAATCTAGCACCGCAATGCTTTAAGGCAGATGTTTTAAGCTTGACAAATGCAGCCGGTGGCTACGCTGTGCCCGAGAACCTATACCCTGAAATTCAAAGGAATCTGCTAGAGGTCAGCCCGTTAAGGGCGGTCTGTCGCAATGTTGTCATTTCAGGCAATGCTTTAAAAGTCAATACTGCTACTACTGCAGCAGCTGCCTGGGATGCTGAAGGCACATTTCCGACAAGTGAATATGACCCTACGTTCAGCTCACCAACGACCATCACCCCCTATGCTCTGAATGCTTTTGTGCAAGTATCTCGTGAAGCCCTGGTTGATATCCCAAATATTGAAGGCTTCGTAATGTCAGCCTTGGGGGATGCTATAGCCCAAAAGGAGGGCAACGCTTTTGCAGTCGGTGATGGTAGTTCATCGTATGGTAGCATTACAGGCCTAACAAGTGCGTCAGGTCTGAACAACAAAGGTGCTGCCGCTACTGGAGCAGTCACAATTGATGAACTGATGGACTTGGCATATGGTCAGACTAAGCAGCAATATCAGTCTCGTGGGATGTGGACTTTCAACCGGGCAACATTAAATGAACTGAGGCAGCTAAAAGATTCAAATAACCAATATTTGTGGCAACCTGCAGTTGATGCTTCAGCCCCGGCCAACTTGCTAGGATGGTCTTATTTCATCTCGCAAGATTTACCGTCCATGGCAACGGCAAAAAAACCCATTCTTTTCGGCGATTTTGCACAAGGGTGCTTAGTAGTTGATAGGGTTGGTATGACAATGGATCGTCTAGTTGAAAAGGACTATCCGTTTATAGACATCATCTTGTCCAAGCGTACCAGCTTTGCAGTAATAAAAGCTGAGGCAGTAGGGCATATCACAATGGCATAAAAATTCCTTTCTCAACCTATTGGAGGATGGCCATCCCTACAGCTATCCTCCACCCACATTAAAAAAGGCAAACGATGGCGACAAAACTCATATCAAGCTCAGAGCTTAAAACTTATTTAGATTTTAGCGGCACGGGTTCTGACAGCCTATTAGATGAGCTCATAGAGCACGCATCTAGCCAGATTGAGGTTTATTGCGACCGTTTGTTCAGCGCTGAAACTGGCAGAGTTGAGTATCCCATTGGGGGCTTTAACGCGTTGCATCTAAAACTGTACCCAATAACAACAATAACAAGTATTTACGAAGACGCACAAAGGGCATTCGGGTCTGGGACTTTAGTGGCTGCAGCAGAGTATTATAGTTCGGGCGATGCTGGGAATAAGGGGTTAGTCATTAGAAAAGCCAACTGGAGGCGGGAGCTCTACCCGGATACAACAAGCAGGTGGATCAATGGACGGGATGTGCTTAAAGTCACTTATGATGCCGGCTATACTGTTGCTTCAGGGATAACAGCTGTCCCTGATGACCTAAAAAAAGCCTGTATAAGACAAGTCAGTTATCTTTATGACCGGCACAGGGGTCTAGGGACTACAAGCGCCAGCGGCGGTGATGGAAGTGCTAGTTTTATTGGCGGATATGATCTACTGGCAGAGGTTACAGCCGTTTTGCAGAAATATCGGAGGGTGTTACCGTGAAATATAAAGCATTGGTCACGACTAAGGCAAGGGTGTCAAATACTAGAACTGTTTTAGTGAAGGGGGAAGTCTACGAAATGTCAGACGTAGATGCAAGGCCTCTGCTGGATGGTGGTTATATAGAAGCCGAGAAGAGCAAGAAAAAGACGAAGGAAAAGGTTGAGCTTTGATTGTTATGATGATGAGAGCCAGCGCTACCGCTTCGCTAGTGCCTGCTGGTGTCAAGGGTTTTGAAAAAGCAATAGGCAAGCTCATCGATCAAAAGGATGAGGCCATAGAAGATACTGTAAAAAGGGCAACTATTAGGGCGCATAAGCGTGCTAAGACTACAAAGAGCGGTGGGGCTAGGACATGGATGACAGATGCACAGATAAAGCAAGGCTTTGAAGCTCCAAGGGGGAATACAAGTGCCATGGGGTATGTGCCAGTAGATACAGGGTTGCTTAGGGCGAGCATTCGTTTTCAGTTTAAAGGTGAAGGAGCGAACACAGTAGGACTTGTGTTCAGCGATGTTGATTATGCTCCTATGCAAGAGAACAATAGGCTGTTCTTTGAAGCAGGGAAGCAAGTTGCTATTGATGCTTTAAATGAGGATTTTGACAACGCTGTGGACAGAGCAAAAAGCAGGGCGGAATAATGGCAAGCATACGTGAGCAGATCATGGTGCTGGTAAAAGCGAAGCTTGAAAGCGTCACTACTGCAAATGGCTATAATACAGATGTGCAAGATGTTTACCGGGTGAAAACAACGCCATTAAACCAATGCGAGTTGCCTGTCATTTTTGTCAATGAAGAGCGTCAGCAGGTTGAGCAAGGCGGTGATATGGTGAATATGGGGTTGCACTATTGCAAATTGCCTATCAGCGTTGAATGCTGGCTGAAGGATGATTCGACCGAGAAAGGAACGCAAGTCAATGCTTTCGTGGAAGATGTCGTCAAGGCTATATATACAAATCCCCAATGGAACAATGGATCAAATGAACTGGCTATAGATACCCGGTGGCTAGGTGACCAACCTTTGTTAGAATTTAGCAGCTCAAAAGGGTTTAGTTACCTTGGTGCAATTGTAATATTCGAAATTCAATACCGCCATAAGATTGGCGATCTAACAAGTTTAGCATAACAGGAGGCTAAAAAATGGCAAACCCAACCGCTCACTTAACCAAAAAGTCTGTAATACTCGCAAAAATGGAAAACACAGAAACCACTGCATCCGGTACGCCCACTACAACTGTGATCGAGACAGGTGCAACATTTGTCGCGGATGCTGAAATAGGCAACTTTGCAACCTTTGGGGATGCTGCCACTCTGGATGCTAGCGCTAATGTTGAGACAAGGATCATTAGCGATAATACAACTTCATCATTAACCTTGAATGAAGCTTTAAGCTTCACTCCGTCTAGTGGCGACTATGTGAGCGTAAATCGGTATGGTA